GAATAACTGAGATTCAAAATTACAGTTCTGTAGCCACAGCTTGACTGCTTTTGCAGGCATAGCATGTTCTAACAGAATGAAAATATGTAGAGATACCTTGTCACCTTTCAGACCAAGACTAGAAGACGCTTGTGCAATGAAGCTGCAGTCTTGTACTTCTGCTGGTAGCTCACGCATAACAGCTTTCGCTAGCGTGCTAACGTCTTTTCCAGTGAATGTTTTTGGATTGGTGTGATTAGGTATTGTAATGCCATCAATATCTAGAACAAGTAAGTTGCTGTAACCAATGCGATCGGTTTTGCCAGCACGTGACTCGTTTTGTATTGGGCGTTTGAGATTACCTTTAAGTAAACAATGTCCTTGTTGGCCATGCTCTCGTATTAATTGCTCGAGCATGGCTATGCCAGACTTGTCTAACTGTATTGTTTTTTCGTGGGATGTAACGCTTTTAACGTGTGGGTATGGGGTAAAACCGTTTTTAGGGCAGTGGCGTTTACTCAGCCGCTGTCCATTGGCGGCTTCTAAAAATGTTAGTTGCATGGCTCCTCCTACAGAGCAGATATATTAGCACAGCTAATAATTATTTAGTAGGAGCGTTTTTGTCGAATACTTCCTGTCGATCAATTCTGATCTTGTTATCTGCTTCGAATGTTAATCGAACCTGATTCCTGTCAACCTTTGAAATTTTAACTTCTGCAAGAACGCCGTCATCATCATGAAGGATGACTTTCTCGTTTAATTTTCTTGTTAGTACTAGTCGTGACATTTTTTACTTACTGTAGTTAGTGTCATACCCTCCTTCTGCATCGAGAGGGATGTCTTCTGCCCAGTTAGGGTTTGTACACATATGAGCAATTAGTTTATCCATTGTAACACTAGGATTATTAGCTTGGCTAATTAAAACTATCTCATCATGTACAGTTAGTACTATATTTCCATCTAAAGTAGCGTCTTTTTCTATTCGCAATATCGCATCGGTTACAATGAGGCGACTTAATGCTTGCACAACGTTTTCTGTAATGCGTCCTCCCCATGTGTATTCTTTGGTTCTTCCTCCGTCATAAACAAGTTTTCCTGCTTCGAAGCGAAGGTTGTTGTAATGCAAAGCTAATCCATTGGGTAAATGTATCTTGCTTTGATGAAAGCGTAAGCCATGCCAAGTCTCGTCATACGCGGGATTGATTGTGTTAGCGAGCTTGAGTTCAAGCTTTTGCCATAACAAAGGTATACCTGAGTATGTACTGCGGTATGTATTTACTACGTTGTACGCTTCGTCAGTAGTAAACGACATTGATGGGCCCATTGCGCCAGCTTCTAATGTTGCTTGGAACTTAGGAGCGCCCATGCCATAGCCGAGTCCCAATACAGCAGTCTTACCAACGAATCGTTCGGTTGGGTCGTCTTTCTTATTGATAGGTCGGTCGTAGATTACTGATGCTAGGTTGCTGTAGATGTCGTCACCGTTACGAAACTGCTCGAGTAAGTCGTCTTCATCTGCTAGCCACGCAAGCATGCGAGCTTCGATGTTTGATAAATCGGCAACGAACACGAGCTGCCCAGGGGGTGCGCACAACGCTTTGCGTAATTCAGAATTACGAGGCATGTTTTGCATGTTGATTTTTTCAGTACCACCGAAGCGGCCGGTATGCGCTGCGTAATAACGAAGCGGCACGCTGATGGTCCCGTCGTCATGTGTTGCGTCGATGAAGCGCTGTGCCCGGGTCTCGGCGATGCGACTCTTTACTGCTTTACGTGCATCCCATATATGTTGAAACTGTGGGTACATCTTCTGCATCTGTTGATAAGCCTTGTCGCTTTTACCTAATGCAGGGATATCTTTGCCCGTAGTAGGGGACTTCTTAGTAGGTGGTACTAAGCCTATCTCATAGATGTATTCTGCAAATTGCTGATTCGAGCTTAACACTTTGCGGCACACACCTGCTGCATTGATAAGCGCATCATTGCTTGCGATTGTTTCATCACGGAACTTGATTAGTCGTTCGCTGTCCACGATCAGCTTTGGTTCGCAGAACATGCGGCACGTGATGTTAATTAGGTCCATCTCAGATTGCGGCATGCGGTCGATCCATGCGTTGTAGATTGCATATGTTAAGTCAACATCTTGTATACAGTATCCTGCAATTGATTCTTCTAACTCAGGGTCAAGGTCATAAATACCTTTGGCATCTGCAAGTTCTTCGCCTTTACGCATTGATTCGTCGTCAGGAAATGCACGGATGGCACAATCTTTTAAACGGGCGCTTGACGCCGGGTAAAGACCGCGACTCATAGCTGCGGTGTCGACGTAATACTTAGGCTTGAGTTTGTAATACTGAGTTAGAATGTATCCATCAAAGGGGGTGTTGTGACAAACAAGTTTTGCGTCGTCCCAGTTAAGGGCCCCAAGCGCGTCTGCGCATTCGTCTTCACCATACCACTCGGTTGGTTCATCGTTGATTTTGATACCTACGCCCCACACTTTGAACTGCTCGTGTCTGACGTAGTCCATCGTAGTCATTTTTGTTAGTGATAATTTAGTATCGTAATAAGTCTCGAAATCGAGAGTAATTAAATCCATTAGAACGGGATCTCCTCATCGGGGGTGTTACACTCATTTTGGGCGTATATCTCGCCTTCAATAGATTTAAATTTTGCTCTAAGCTCTTTGTATGCTTCAGGCATACGTGACTGCATCCATACTGTTGTATAGGTGTGAAATTCAGGGTGGACTTGTTCGTCTTTAAGCTTAGGTATATTTTGAAAGTAATCTTTTGTGTCCATAGCGCCCTCCAGGGTGAAATATTTCTAGAACATGCAATTTTTTCTTAAAAGCTTTGAACTCTTCATGAGTAAACACATATAGATTTTGTTTTTTGTCACAGACTAGATAGGCAGTTTTTTTAAGTTTACTTTGTATATAGTGACCTTCTTCGATTGCTGCTTCGTGATCTGTCCACGGCGTACTCATCGGTTTGTCGGGTCTTTAAGTTCAGCTTTGATTAAGCGATCTAAATACCAAGCAGCTTTGCGAAGGTCTTCTACTGGCTTGCCCTTATAGGACATGCGCCAGATGTATTTTAGTGCGTTGCCTTTGCAGTAACCTTTGAATGCCGCGGGTGTCATAGATGCTTGGATAGCGTCAATGCATTCGACATCGCCTGAGTTGTAGTGTGAAGGTGCATTAACTGGGTCGTTTTGGGATGTGTTATTAGATGCATCCCACTCTTTTGGTGTTGCGTTGTCAATACTCATAATACTCTCCTAGTAATAACTAAATAGTACTATTACTAATATATTAGTTCAACTAATTATAGAGTAATGTAAGTGGTCTGGCCCCAAGGTGCTTCATGTCTTTCTGTAGAAACCCAAAGCACAGGGTAGGGTGGTTCGTCACCGAAGTCATGTGACTCAAGGTCTGTAAGGTAAACAGCAGCTTCTACATCAGGATAGTGCTCGTTGATGTAATCGAATGCTGGACTGAATGCAGTACCGCCGCCACCTTTGATGTCTTGCTTTGGAAATATATCGTCAGGCATAACTTCGTCGACATGTGCTACTTGGGTATCGACGTGAAGAATAGTCAGCTGAGTGGGACGTAACTCAGAATGGATAGCTGCCATCTCACTTAGGAACTGTTCCCAATATAAAGAACAAGATCCAGACGTATCGATGATAAGCGCTAGATGACCAGCGCCTTCGGTAAGCATACTTGGTAAGTACTCGTCTTCGCTAATGTACGCACGGTTCGGCTTGCGCCAACTATAGTCATCGTTAGTGAGTGCTGTGCAGAACGGCCATAATACGGTCCGCCAATCAACGACGGGTTTTATGATGTCTTCAATAAAGCGCGTCATTCCACCTGGCAGCTTACCTGCGCGTTTTGCAACTTCAGCGGCTTGGGTAACAGCCACTTGCCATTCAGATTCGAGTGCTGCGTTCGAGCCTGACTCCAGTTGGCCTGCACCTGCGTCTAATACCATACCCCACGGACACTGCTTTGGTGGATTCTCGTGATCAAGGTTGGCGTAGATAGCTTCGGCATTCATGCCATCGTACTGTTTATCAACTAAACCGCCTTCAGGTAGCACAAAGCCACTGTCGATCAGGTGGTTGTTGATGGCGTAGTCAGTAGCGATATTCCATAGCTTATGGTCACGTTGCTGTCTGCGTGTCATGTGATTAAACACACAGTGCATAACTTCATGCGCAATGAGACCTTTGCGAGTAATGGTGTCGAGTTTCTCTATGAACTTACTGTTGTAGATGAGTCGGACGCCGTCAGTGGCTGCCGTCTCACAGTTCTCATCGTCTTGAACAAGTTTGAGTCGTAACGCGAGGGCTCCGAAAAACGGTTGGTCCATTAGTAGTTGCGCTCGCGCTTTGAGCATATCGCTTTCAGCTGACATATTAGGCTCCGAGGAGTTTGGCAGTTAGCACCGCTTGGTTAGCTATAGTTGGGTCGAAGCAGATTTCATCTTTGATCTGTTGCGCACGTTCTTTGCGTGTAACTTTGACGTGCATCTTTGCAAGCTTTTCATTTTCAACAAGTGACTCTGCGGCAGGCCAGATCTCGAGGAGCTGTTTGAGTGTTGAACAGTTTTCAAGTAGGTCTCTGATTGATCCGTTGTAATTACGTGATGCTGCTCTCCATTCGCCTACGTTGGTTTGGAAGGCTTCAAACATCTCGCTGATGTCGTGTTGATCTTCGGTAGCAAGATCATTTACATACACAGTCGGGTTACCCCAGCGGTTGTATGTTTGTTCTACTACCCACCACTCAGATAAAGGCACATCGAATTGCACTATTGTTTCTTTGTAGTCGCGATTACCAGCAGCGTCGCGTGACGCAAGACGCAACTCGACAGCTGTAACAGCTTCTTTGTTTTTCTCAGGTAAAAGATTTTTACCTTTGCGAAGATGAAGATTCTCTGCGCGACCTTCGTTAGCCATGCGCTTTAGAAACTTTTGTTCTGGTGAATTTAAAACAGCCTGCTTAACAGCAGCGATGTAAGCGTTATCGGGTTTTGGTTCAGGGTTAGAAAGTTCGTAAGCGTGTTCAGCGGCGCGCCGAATGTTGGCGCGCATTTCTTGGGTCATTCTTACTGAGGCCATGATTATTCTCCTATAGAAGTACTTCAGCGTTTTCTTGGGTCCACTTTGTAAAGGTGTCAGTGGTCATAAGGTTGCGATCTTTTGCTAAAGAGTCGCGTACAACGATCACCTGGTATTCAGGTGGCATGCGCTTTGTATATTTCATGATTGAGTCGAAGTTGGTTGCGTCAACACGAGATGTCAG